AAAGGCGTGCGCAACAAGAAAACCAAGGCCGTCATCGCCAAAGCTGAAGCGACCGGCATCATGCCCCTCGACGTCATGCTGGAGGCCATGCGCAGGGATTGGAAGGCAAAGCGCTACGATGAAGCCCACATCAAGGCCCGCGATGCTGCACCATACCTCCATGCCCGCCTGAAAAACATTGAACACACTCACGTTGCATTCGACGCCTCACAGTTGACCGATGAAGAACTCGCTCTTGCCATCAAGATTAGAGCGCGCCTTGAATCAGACGGAAGTGCCGTTCCAGGTGTTGTTGGTTGAGGCGGCAAGACGCCGTTCAGTCACAAACCTTGACCAGTCCATTAACGCATCAAAGGAGCGCTGCAAGAGCCTCGCCGGGTTTATCCGCGAGGCCTGGCACGTCCTTGAGCCAAGCACACCGCTGGTCTGGGGCTGGCATCTCGACGCCATCTGCCAGCACCTTGAGGCGGCCTATCGCGGGGAGATCAAAAGCAACCGCCTCATAATCAACATTCCACCAGGTCCGATGCGCGACGATTCACTGGTCGAAACGGCGCGAGGACCCGTGGCGTTGCGCGACGTGGTGGTGGGCGACCTCGTCTTGACCCACAAAGGTCGATACCAGCCCGTCACTGCTGTCCACCATCAAGGCGTCCTGCCAATTCTCAAGATCGTCACCAACGGTGGGCGCGTCACCCATGCCGCCCCGTCCCACCCTTATCTCACCCCCAACGGATGGGTAGACGCGGGAGACCTGCAAGTCGGTGACGTCTTGGCCGTGGTTAATCGACACGAAGACAGACCATGTGCCCCTGCCATTCCAGAGGATGAGGCCCGCTTGCTGGGCTATCTGGTTGGTGATGGGAGCCTGACGCAGGCCACGGCCTCGTTTGTAAACAGTGACAGAGAGGTGATCGACGACTTCACGCGCTGTGCAAATGCGTGCGGCTTCAAAACGTCGGAAAGCCAACGCCCTTCCCACTGGCAGGTAAGGTTGCTGGGCGGTCCCTCGGTGAAGGCGTTCCTGCGCAATCACGGCCTTGAGGGGAAGTCGAGCTACCACAAGCGCATCCCTCCCGCCGTGATGTGCGCTGATCGTAGCACAATCGCCAACTTTGTCGGGGCCTATTGGACCTGCGATGGCGGTTTCGACGTCAGGCCAACCGTGGTGCGTGGGTCACGCTATCGAACCTACGGGACAACGGTGAGTGAAAACCTGGCGCACGATCTGGTCTATGCCCTTGCACTGCTTGGCATCGAGGGGCGGCTGCGCACCAAAAGGCGACGCCTTGAAACAGCGGCGCAACCTGGAGGCACCTACACGTCGTACAGCATTGAAGTGCAGCGCGAGGAAATGACCGCCCGCTTTGCTGCCTTGCCCGGCTTGTGCTCCGCCAAACGGGGAAAGGCCAAGGCATGTGGCGCCACATTTGACCAACCTCTCTGGAACGATCCTGTTGTCACGATTGAGGCCAGCGAAGCGGCGCCGTGCATGTGCCTTACCGTTGCGGAGGATCATTCGTTTGTGTGTTCCGGCATCGCCGTCAAAAACACCATGAAGTCCTTGGCGGTCAACGTCTTCTTTCCGATGTGGGTCTGGGGCCCAATGGGCGACCCGGCCAAGCGCTTCATCGGAATGGCCCACGAGGAAGGGCTTGGCATCCGTGACAACCTGCGCTGCCGCCGATTGGTGCAATCCGACTGGTTCCAGGACCGCTGGCCCATCACACTGGCCGGTGACCAGAATGAAAAGAAGAACTTTGAAAACACTGCCACTGGCTTCAGGCAGGTCGCCACCAAGAACATCACGGGCAAGCGCGGCAACTTTGTCCTCATCGATGACCCCATCAGTGTCAACGACGCGCGATCACCGGTGGAGCGCGAAGCCATCAATGAGTGGTTCAGGGAATCGCTGCCAACCCGCCTCACCGACCCAGTCCTGTCGGTTATCATCCTGATCATGCAGCGTCTCCACGAGGACGACCCGACCGGTCTTATCTTGGCTCAGGGGTGGGGCTGGGATCACCTGATGCTGCCCATGCGATTCGAGGCGGATCGACGCTGCGTGACGTCAATCGGGTTCAGGGATCCGCGCACCTTGGAAGGTGAGCTGCTGTTCCCGCAGCGCTTCCCGGAAGAAACGACCAGGCAGTTGGAGCGCACCCTTGGTCCCTTTGCCGTGGCGGGCCAGTTGCAGCAGCGCCCGGTACCGCGCGAGGGTGCCATGTTCAAGCGCTCATGGTTCAAAATCGTCAAGGCTGTCCCGGCCGGCACCCGGCTTGTCCGGTATTGGGACTTGGCCGCCACTGCAGAACAGTTTGGTGCCGACCCTGCCTACACCTGCGGCCTCGCGCTGGGTCTCCAGCCTGATGGCCGCTACATCGTCACCGACGTGGCGCGGCTCAGGGCGGAAGGCGTAGGCGTGCGTCGCCTCATCAAAAATACGGCGCGCGATGACGGGCGCTTTGTCGAAATCGGCTTGCCTGTCGACCCCGGCGCGGCCGGGAAGACCGTGGCAGAAGACATGGTGGCCATGCTGTCAGGCTATGTGGTCTCTGCTGTTCGTGAAACCGGAGACAAGGTGACACGGGCCGAACCCATCGCCGCGCAGGCCGAGGTGGGCAACGTCGATATTCTTGAAGGGGACTGGAACGAGGCCTTCTTTGCCGAACTCACCACATTTCCCGGCTCGAAGTTCAAAGATCAGGTGGACGCCCTGTCTGGCGCCTTTAGCAAACTCATGAGAGGTGGCATGTTTAAAACCCCAGAAACACAATTCGCAATCGAACCAGTCCCGGTGCCGTCGATCTACGGACGGGCCGCAGCCCTGGTGGTCACGCAGCGCACCGTCTCCTTGGTGTGGGGAGCATTCCAGAGCAGTTCTGACACGCTGTTCATCTACCACGCGGTCTCAATGCCGCGGCAGGACATCGCACTGCATACCGATGTCCTCCTGCGTCAGGGGGCATGGATCCCAACCCTCTTTGACATCGAGGATGGCCAGCGCTCGAAGGACGAGGGATGGGCGCTGGGACAGTCGATCGCAGATCGTGGCGTCAACCTGTCGACCGTGCCTCTCGAAATGGAAAGCGCATGCGATGCCATGGCGTCCCGCCTGGCCCGTGGCGGGCTTCGCGTCTTTTCCACGCTCACCAACTGGTTTGCTGAATACCGCCGCATAGGCCGCGACGAGAAAGGCCAAATCGCCGATGCCGAAGCCGGTATTATTCGTGCCACGGCCATGCTCGTGGCCCACGGTGCGGATGTGGCGGTGACAGAAAACCGAGCCAGGTCTGACGCCCAGGGCTTCGAGCCATCGGACGGCACACGTTCAACAACTACCGGATATTGAAAACATGAAACTTGGTTCAATGGTTCTCTACAGCCTCAGCGAAGGTGACGTTTCAGCCATCAATCGCAGGCGCAACGACTACCAGAATTACAAGAGCTATCGCTACGAACAGACCGGCTCCGTCTTCCATGTCGGCAACCGCGTCTCCATCGGCCAGCAATTCCCGATGATCGTCGTCGCGGTCCACGAAGACGGCACAATCAATGGCCAGGTCTTTCTGGACGGGAACGACCACTATTGGGCCTGTGCCATCAGCGCCGGCAACACTGCCGGGCAATTCCTCACCGAGTAGGTACCCCAATGGATAACGCGGAACCCGTCCAAGAACTTGACGTAGCGCCTGAACCCGTGCTGCTCAAGCTGCTGCGCTGGGCAGATCCGCGTCAAACCAACAACATTGCCGAGGAAATCCTCCCCACCGTCCTGTCCTCCATCGGGGCGCGCGTCGTCGAGGAATACAACCTTGACAACAACAGCCGTGACAAATGGTACAAGGAAGCCAAGACCGCGCTTGACCTGGCGCTGCAGCGCGCCAAGCCCAAAACTCACCCGTGGGACGGCGCATCAAACGTCATTCTCCCGATCATCACCGAAGCGGCTGACCAGTTTGCGGCCCGCGCCTATCCCGCCATCGTCGACAACGGCAACGTCGTCAAAGGCAAGGTTT